TAATTGTCCTACCAGCAGGTATTACATATATCCTAATTGCCAACCTATCAGTAGAAAGTAGTGATGTTTGTGGAACGGGAACAGATGTAAAGTATTGGTCAACTATTGTTCCTCCGCTAATTGTTTCAGGATTCAATGAAGCACTTGCTACAAGAGTGAAATTGTTAGATGCATCAACCTTGTAAATCTCTCCATAAAATTGAGGAGTACTTCCGCTACTACTTGCATTGAAATAGAACTCTAAGTTCCAATTACCACCTGGTATGCTTAATAAAGCAGGGTCACCTGCATCAGTTATAAAAGATGCGATGTACCCATTACCTTGTGCGTTTGTCCTTGTAAAGTCAGTTCCTGCACCAAGTACAGGTGTCTTACTCATTTCGTAATAAGTAGTACCTCCAAATGTTCCTTGAGTTACAGAACCATTCAAATAATAATTAACCGATGAACCACCACCACCATTGGTAGGGAAGTTGGCAAGTTCTCCATCACCTCTGACATATTGTGAGGCAGTTCCTGCACCTGTGACTGCTATCGTTCCATTGCTTGTTAAAGGCGAATTGCTGACCGCAAATGCCGAAGGCATAGAAAGACCAACCGATGTTAAACCTGATGCATCTGCTGCCCAATAAGTATCGTAATTGGTATTGCTTAACTTTTTTAATACTTGACCCGTAGTGCCACCAACAGGAACACCAACACCCGCAGGTCCTGCTGCATTGCTTACGTTTACCGTTATGTCTTCACTACTTTCAGTAACTATTACTAAATCATTCTGAACATTTACATCAATACTCATCTCTTATGGTTTAGTTACATCATCATAAACAATAAAATCACCTTCCAAGTAAGTCTTAACAACACCAGTTGTAAAAGTCACCTGCATATCCCAAACGTAATTACCCTTGTCAATATTTACCAACTTGTTCACTGTAATTTGGTTATTACTTACACCTCCGATAGTTACACCGCTTGAGTTTGTTAAAGTTAATGCAAGAGTACCTGCACACCCTTTGCGGACCTGAATATAAACTGTTGCACCCGATAAGTTGATTGGTGTAGTATCTGCTAAAAGAGTGAACACCTGCTGCCAAGTGTCATTCCTCCACATTTGAATATCAAGTTTCCCTGGTCTGAAATCTGATGCCATTTTCTTTTTCTTTAAATAGTATTAAGAAGGATATGTGTAGTCTGTTGGAACTTCACACCTATTCTGCAAGTATGGTAAATCAAGAGCAATAGTCGCACTAACTCCTGCCAAGTATTCAGGTGTGTCCTCCGTAAAGAAGTCAAGTGTTACCGCATCTTGAAGAACGAAATCGTAATTGTTATAATGTAACTGAGCAATGATATCTTGAGCAGTTAGCAACTGGTCAGATAATACCTCTTGCTCGTTTGATTGTTCAGGAAGTACCCTATCACAGAAGAACAAGGTGAAGTTGATAGTTGAACTCTTTCCATTGATGGATGCACCCGTTAAATCAAAGAATAAAGCAGGATAGACATTATCAGAACCCTTGCTCAAGAAATCAAAAGCGTTTCCGTAGAATGTTGTCTTGATTTGTTGATGGGCATTTCCTAAGTCCTCTATTGTCTTTATTAACTGGTTTACTGTCATCTTTTTTTATTTTTTCAAGATACACACGCAGTTTCTCTTGGTTCTTTTTAGTATATGTTTTATTCGCCACAACAACGATTTATGTCTCCTTGATATTTTTCTTCAAATGTTTTATACCTCCCACAGTCATAATCTCCCAACCATATTGTAGTGGTGTAGGCATCATTGTCGGGAACGATGGTATCAACACCCGTTCCAGGGTTTATGTACTCAGGATATTTTCCACTTGCTTGAGATTCTTGCTTTAGGTACTTAATTAACCTTTGCTTGTAGAACTCCGCCCTTGCTCCGTAACGATTGGCAACATCTGCCAACTCTGATGCACTTGGTTCAGTCTGATTATCTCCCGACTTCCTTACCACTCCTTTGTTGTAGAATTGGTATGACAATGCCATAGGCAACTCACTCATGACATAGTAAACAAGGCAAGGTGTAATGTAGGTGTTCAGCAAAGTTTCTTCATCACAATTCAAGTCACCGCACTCAATCCCCGTTTGCAACCTTTCATAAAGTGCAGTTCCAAGTGCAGGGAGGATATAGGCATCTTGTGCATAAAGGATATCAGGGAAGACCAGTTTAGGGTCAACATTAACGTGAAGACCTGTTCTGTCCTTTATCGTATCAACTGAAATAAAAAGTATATTTCTGCTCATTATTTTTTCTTTTTAACTACAACATTCCTTCTCCATTCGTGTCTGCAAGAGGGAGAATCTCCCCACCATCCACCGCCTCTGTCAAAGACTGAATACCCAAGTCTTGCACTTAGCATCTCAATTCCGCTTCTACTCCAAAGTCTATCCTCAGATATTAACTTTCTGCAAAATGTCCTTGAAGGGTGTGCCTCTGTATCTCTTTGATAACTTGGGACAATCGGTTTCCACTCGTATGAATACTTAACCTCAAAGGTTGTTATATCCATATCATCAACCAACTTGCTCAATGGTTTTGTCAACTTCCTCTCTTCTATCTTTGGGTCATAACTTACTGCACCCGATTCAACCAAGTAAGACAATCTACCTTGAACCACCTCTGTGCTTTTCCTTACCGCCTTTGCAATGTCATCAATGCTTATCTTCCTATCCTTATCAATCAAGGCAAGGATTTGCTTATCAAGTGTCTTGTCTATCAAATCACCCTCTGCGAACGCATCCCGACTGCTAAAAACCGCCTTTGATTGGATGATGTTATAATCTGCCTTAGGTTCTCCAACCTCTCTAAATAAGCCTATAACAGTGTCCTCATCCAATGCAGAAAAACTGAAGTCTTCAGTCATTGGGTCATCATCTATTCCGAGCATAGCATTCACCTCATTATCTGTCATACCAAGACCTGCTTTGAGCATAGTAACCGCAATCTCTTTGGATATCTTACCTTGAGAAAACTGCCTGATAACACGCATCAAGTGTTGGTATTGTCTACCACTTAGGTTCTTCAAGTTATCATTAGTCTCAATCTGTTGCTGATTTGTAGATGGTTGGACCGCTTCAGTTGGTGCATATTTTGCAACATCTATACCTGCTTTCTCAAGTAACCATTCTTTAGGAGCAACCTGCATCAATGCCGATTCGCTCAACTCAAATCCGATAGGTTCTACTGGTATAATCGTAATCTCAGAAGTCGCACCTTTAAGGACCGCCAACTGATTGAATATAGATTCAAGGAAGTGCTGCTTATCGTTTACATAAGTATTCTTAAAGATTTCGTAAGAATCCCTCATCTGCGTTCTGCTTCCCAACTGACCAGGTTCTGCAATACCAAACAGACTTGGTGAGGTAATCTGATGACCTGCGAACAAATTGTTCTGTATAATCAAATCAACATTAGTAAAGTTCTCCTTAGTGATATCACTTGCACCAAGGTCCTCTATGATTGGTTTCCTTGCAGGGTCAGTTGTAAATGACAAGATAAACTTCTTACCATCACTACCGCTAAATCTATCTGTAAACCTTCTTTCAATGTTTCTCTTCTCATCGGGAGAAGGTTCGCCATTGGGAAGTGTAATAAGTTTGGATGCACTGAATCCCGTTTGAGCATTCCCCAAAACGTGTCTGCTGACTTCTATATCAGATTCAATATAGTTCAATGCACCCATATAACCTGGAAGAGCATAAGTGTCCAAACCTGGTCTATACTCTTTGATGTAAAGTATTTGTTTACCTTGTCTGACCTTCGTATTGAATGCCATCATCGGTATCAACTCATCCTTTCTCTCATTCCAATCTTTCTTGTACCAAAACTGTGTGTTATCCGTGTTGGACCTTATTTTAGTATAGTCAATGTGCAACACATCAGTCAACTGCCCACCAGTAACGGACCATATCACTTCAAGGTAAGCACCTCCAAAGATTTCAATGTCAATAGATACCTTCCTTGTCAAATCCGCTAAAGATTCAAACTGATTCGGTTGAGCAATGAACTGCTCCGCTATCGGGTCAGGTTCATCCGCTTTCCATCCGTTTCCGATGATGTAATTAACCTTGCCTTTAACAATAGCGTTATGCTTTGGACTCTTGTTGTAAAGTGCCAAAAGATAGTTAGGGTAATCGTTCTTTTCACCGAACTCTATATACCCTTTCCCCCTCTTTTCTCTATATTCAGGTTGCCTTGCCTCTTGAAAATTCAATATGACTAATTCATTCATCATCGTGTAATATATGTATTATCAACCTCGTGTTGAGTGTAACCAAATGTTGTTGATGGTGACAGTTGCATTATTCCTTGCTCAAGTAATCCCGTTGCTTGGGTATAGTCTACATTATAAGCACTTGATTGCTCATAGACATAATACAACCACTCCCCAATGTTACCCAATCCAAAATACTTCGGTACTTTAATACTGAATTTATTGTACCTATCCTTGTAAGGTGATACATCAAGAGCATTCAGCAAAACAAATACTACCTCATCCCGTGTGGTCCTATTAACAAAACGGAATAGATAATTAGGAGTAGCAATGGTTTGCTTCTCCGTTAATGTTAAGTAAATGAACTCGGTTGAACCTTGTGTCAGTTGTATCATTATGTCTAAATAGGTAATCCTCTAACTTTTACCCAAAAAGAAAGGCATCCACAATGGGATGCCCTACTCAATTCTAAACTTTCCTATTTACGCAGTAAGACCTGCAATTATTGAACTTGAAACTTCAGGAGCAAGTGCAGGTTCATTGCCTGTGAAGGTCAACGTGTAACCATTCCTATCTCCGAAAGCAGTACCAGTTGCACCATTACCACCAGTTAAATCAGCACCATTAACCTTACCAAGTAACCAATATTTATCGTTACCATCCTGAACCACTGCAAGGAGATTGTTCTTAGCAAGAAGGAGAATCTCGTTCCTTGTAGATGCTTGAAGTTTATTGAGGATGATTGATAATTCTTGAGCATAGAATACAGTGCCATTCTCAACGGAGGCAGTGATATTCTCAGTAAGTGAAGAGGTTTGCTTTACAAGTTGATACTTATAAAAGACCTTTCCTGCTGACTTTGTAATGGTAGTAACAACACCTGATGCCTCTGTTATCGTAGTAACATCAGCGAATGGAATAAACCAAACCGCTTTGATGCCACCTATGGATTCTTTACAATCCAATACATATCCTTGAGTTAAAGCACACGGCATATTATAAAATTTAAAATGAAGGCAAGGGATGGAAACCACCCCTCACCTACAATGATTATTTAAACGAAGAATTTTACTATTTCATCTGGGAAGGCAAAATTAACTCCCATTTTGAACTCCGCTACAAATCTCATTTGCATCGCCTCGGTGGCATAAAAAATTTCAAATCTTTCTTCTTCGTTCAGAAGGTCAGTACCCAAGAAGAAGTTAGAAATCCTTGCTGCTACGATGTCGCCAGTTCCGTTCAGACCTTGTACTGCGATTACTCTGATAGTTGTACCTGGAAGAACAAACTCTCCGTTTGCCTTTTGGTCTACTGTGTAATGAAATTGATTGGCAGTTTTCAAAGCAACAGTGTAAGTGCGGAAAGTGTCCATACCACAGAAGATTGCCATATCATCCTTGTCTACAACTTGGGCAGGGATTGCCTTGTAGATGTCATCAAAAATGCTGATAACATTTCCAGCAGTGATGGCGGTTTCTACAACTCCGTGGAATGCTACGCTATTTGCGTTAACAACGGATGCACCTGCGGCAGTAATCAACTTTAGCAAACCATCAAACTTATTGAGGTTTACATCAACACTTGCAGTGTTACCTTGCCACAATGCTTTTTCCAATTGTTCAGCAATCTTTTCTGCTTTACGATTAGAGTACTCTTCAGAATAAATCATTGAAGTGTACATAGAACCCGCAGGAAGTGCTTTTTGCAGGTATTTTGACTCTAACTCTTTCAAACACAATGCTTCGTTAACCTTGATTTTACCAACGGTTACGGTCCTTTGTGTGAAAGAAGTCAAACCTGATGCGTTAAATCCACAAGATGAACCATCTTGGAAGATAGCATCTGTATCCATAATGTTTATGGTTTCGGCAGATTTAACACCTACCATCACGTTACCTTGGTCCTTAATTAAGGATGCGGTTTTGCTGCCAAGTACAGAAGATGCAACAAGCAGTTGCTCGTTCTCTTTAGTATAGGC